CCGCCAGCCGATAATAACGCGGCTAACGAAGTGTTTAAGCTATTCCAGCAACTCAACTGGTCAACGCCGTTTCACGGCTGGGCGATGGCCGGATGGACGGTGCTAGCGCCGATATGCGGGGCGCTCGGGTGGCGTCCGCACGTATGGCTGACGGCGCAGCGTGGCGCGGGAAAATCGTGGGTGCAGGAAAACATCATTCAGCCCCTGCTTGGGCAGTCTGCGCTTATGGTGCAGGGCGGCACCACTGAGGCCGGGATACGTCAGCACCTCAAGCAGGATGCGCGCCCGGTGATTTTCGATGAGGCAGAATCCGAAGATCACAGCGCGCAGAAACGCATGAAATCGGTTATCGAGCTAGCACGACAATCATCGAGCGATGGCAGCGCGGAAATCGTGAAGGGCACCAGCGGTGGCGGTGGCATGGCGTTTCGTATGCGCTCGATGTTCCTGCTGGGGAGTGTGAACGTGTCGCTGAGTCAGGCCGCTGACGAGTCGCGGTTTACGGTCGTGTCGCTAAAACAGCCTGACAAAACTGCCGCCGAAATCGCCCGGTTTAATGAGTTCGTGCTGCATGTGGGTAATACGCTAACGCCTGAGCGCTGCGCTGCGATTCGCGCGCGGTCGTACCATCTGATTCCCGTTATCCGTAAAAACGCCAAAACGCTCGCGCAGGCCGTTGCAGAGACGCTAGGCAGTCAACGTATAGGGGATCAGGTCGGAACGCTGCTGGCGGGGGCTGTGAGCCTGTCTATGGATAGAGAGATCAGTATCGAGGAGGCGCGTGTCTGGACATCGAAGATAAACCTCGATGAAGCCAAAGAATCCGAGGAGGTGTCTGACGAAGGCATGTGCCTGAACGCGATACTGCAAACACAACTCACATTCGACGCCGCCGGGCACCGCTACCAGCGCACGGTATCGGAGATCATCATGGCAGCGGGCGGTAGGAAGGCAATTAGCGGTGACGTCTACGCCGATGACTGCAACGCGGTGCTGTCACGGCATGGCCTGTTTGTAGACGGCGGGCTGCTGGTCATATCGAACACGCACAACGAGCTGAAACGGATGCTTCGTGATACGCCGTGGGCGGCTGGCTGGCGGCGGGTACTGTCGCGGCTACCGGGTGCCGATGTATGCCCAGCGCCGCAACGGTTCGCCGGATCACAGACGCGGGCTATACGTGTGCCGCTGGATTCGTTTTTGTGAAGTGGTGGGAAATGCAAGATTAGCGCCCAAATGGGCGCTTTTTTATGCCTAGCCGTTACGTTTCTGTACCGCTGTAACGGTGCGTACCGGTCAAAAATCCAGTTTTTGTGATAAATATCAATAACTTATACAACCGTTACGTTTGTTACGGTACGCGGCAATAGATAGACCTATAGAGATAGAGACTCATAGGTCAGCATGACAATATCTACCCCTCTCTATTAAATTAAATCTTTTTTAGTTATTTTTGTTATTATTGTCACATAGCTTTGATTTTACTGGATTTTTTAGCGGTACAAGTTTAATTAGGAGCGTAACGTCTGTAACGGGCGTAACGATAGCGGGGCATGGCTAGCCGGGCGCGGTTCAGTAATAGCAAAAACCTACCAACACCAACCACCACATAAAAATTACTCATTAGCCACCACGCCACGGCGGGTTCATACTTTGGGTATCACAACGGAGGAGGTCAGGGCATGAGCACAGGAATCGGACGGCATAAGTTTGTAGGTGGTGACGAATACGCTCGCAGTGCGTACAGCACGCCGAAGGCAATATGCCCTTACTGTGGCTATGACGGCTGCGAAGCAGATTATGTAGATGTTGGTGTTGGTATGGTTCAGTGTGGCCCGTATTACTGCACAGAATGCCACGCTAGCGAAGCCAGCTATTTGGATACAAGAGAGCTTTCAAACCAAGAAAAAGAAACAGGCTGGTATGAGCCGGAGTCCCCGGTAAGCGAAAACGCCAATACGGTAGGCGGGATGCTGGTAGATCATAAAACAGCTAAGGCTATGTACGTTAATGGCCTACTTGACAGTAAGGAGTTAAACCTATGACCACAACCAATATCCAAACAGACACCGCGCGTGCCCTATGCGCCCGCATACAGGCCGCAGCGATAAAATGCGAGGCTTACCATGTGTTTGTTGATTACGCGGCGCATACGAGCGGATTGACCATTCGCGTGCATGACTGCCGCATGGATTACAGCGCGCCACCTTCCACGTGGCCGGAGCCGATGCTTTACGAGACCGTCTACCTGAATGCCGAATGGTGCGATGCCGTCGCAAAACTAACCGAGATTGTTGATCAGCTACAGCGACTGGAGGTGGAAGTATGAACAATTTTGAGCACGCAGAGCGACTTGCCGAGTTAACCGCCATGGGCACACATGAGCTGGCGCTAATGGTGATCAGGTTAGAGCGGGATGTCGACGCGTATCAGTTAAGCGATGAGCTACAGGTTGCGTTGCGGCAGCGGGGAGAGCGTGACGCCTTGCAGCAGCTAAACGCCGCCATTGAGCGCGAGGCGGCGCTGGTGCTTTATGTTGAACGGTTACTGGGATGCCTTGTTATTGACGACGACGGGGCCGATATAAAAAAAGTCTCCGAACTAAAGGAAGTCATTAGTCAATCTCCCACCACTTGCCTCACCCGCCGCGATGCGCTCAAGCAGGCGGAGACGTTGGATGAGTTAGAGGTTGCGCTCAAGCAGTGCGGCTATGGCGACGCTGCTCAAGCAACACGGGTTCGCGCTAACGATAAACGCAAACAAGCCGAGGGCTTATCAAAATGACACCGATGGAGCGAATAGAGGGCGAGTTGAGCGACGCACAGAAGCGCATTGCCGAGCTAGAGTATTTGCTGGCACGCCAGGCTAAAGCCGCCCAGCGCGGTATGGATGCCGCCAAAAAAGCGGCAGGTTCAAATCTGGAACAAGCCAAGCGGTTACATGATGAGTGCAATCCGCAGGCGCTAGAGAGCGAGCGTGCTGCTAATGCACAGATGACTGAGCAAATAGCCAAGCTAGAGGCACACATAGCAGCACTAAGAGATGATCTCGAAATTCACCGTGCCGCTGAGGAGGCGTTGGTTGCGCATGTGGAGCAGTTAAGTTACGTCATCGTTGACGCGAAGCGTTGCGCTGCAGTGTTGGCCTTTCCCTCAAATTACAATGCTTCGGATTATCAAAGCTTCGCAGACGCTGTGATGGGTAATATTGAAACTTTGAGCAAGCAAGAGCCTACAAACGCCCTCACCCGCCGCGACCTGATTAAGCAGGCGGAGGGCTTGCGATTGGCTGCGGATTTTATTGAGCAAAAAGCCACCGACTATGATGCCGAGCACGGCAGCACAGACCCATCGACCGGGCACCGCGAATATCCCGGTGATGGGGCTGATTATTACAACGAAATGATGGAGCTTGCCGATGACCTTCGCCAACGCGCCCAGGAGCTAACCGAATGACCACCAGAACCTTCACCCTGATATACGGCAAAACCCGCGACACGATGACGGATGATCTAACGTTTGAAACGCTCGCACGGGCAAAAGTGGCGTACTACGCCATGACGATGAATAACTATTGCGCGTTGCAGCGGGACGGGTATACGCTGATGAGTAATATTAACGAGGGGCCGGTATCGGCTAATTTGGGAGGCAATAGATGAATAGCGAAAAACGAGCAGCATTACTCGAGTATCTGGCCGGAACCTGCAACAGCCTGGATGATGCCGTTGATGAACTCGGCGTCGATTACGCAGAAGCCTGCGAAGTTTTAGCAGAGGAAGAGCTACAGATTTGCGAGACTTGCGGCTGGTGGAGCGAGACCTCAGAAATGGAGATCATTGATGACGAATACGTTTGCCATGATTGCTTGGCGCAATGATCGACGCTCCTGTTTGGGGGCTGGTGTCAAAACAGGTTGACGGCAAGATGCCGGGGCGGTAATTTATATGCAGCACGGCCCCTCTTGCGTACTGCGTACTGAGGGGTTTTTTGTGCTAGTATGGACGCAATAGAAACCAGAGGAGATGACTATGCCAATTCCGCAAACGGTCGATGAGAGCGGCCATATCACCTATCACCTAAATGCTGAGCAAATTGCCGCATTTGATAAGATTGTTAGTCAGCCCGCTGCTGAGTGTGAGTCGTTTGCCGAGCTGCTAAACAAGACGCCTATTTGGGCGCGCAATGCTGACGAAGATTGGGGCGTTTACGAAGAAGATCGCGGCTTACTCAAGATTGACGAAAACGATGGGTTTTGATTATGGCTAGGCCAACCAAGATGACAGAGGAGTTAAAAGCGGCCTGCCTCGCTTACGTGCAGGATTATGAGATGCACGGGCACGCAGTGCCATCGGTCGCAGGCATGGCGGTTGTGGTAGGTGTGGCACGCGGCACCCTGCATCGATGGGCGTCTGAAAATACTGAGTTTAGTGACATATTAGACGCTGTTAACGAAATGCAAGAGTTTAAAGCCATGAACGGCGGACTTACCAACACGTTTAATGCGCAGATTGTTAAGCTGCTGCTTGGAAAGCATGGGTATCACGATAAGATTGACAGCGACCACACTACTGCTGGCAAACCAATACAATCCACCCAAGACGCCGTGCTTAAGGCGCTGGAAGCAAAGTACCGGGAATGACTAGCAAAGGGAACTATTACAGGGTACAATTAAGCCACTGCACAGGTGGCTTTTTTTATGAAAAAAACATACGAAGTCTATGTAATAACGAACAGCAAGAACGGCAAGAAATATGTCGGAGTGACAACTCGCGGCTACCAAAACAGGTTTGCAAATCACTTATGGCATTCTCGCAAAAATAGCGGCAATTGCTCGGCCCTTTATTCTGCCATCCGCAAGCATGGTGCTAACTGCTTTTCGGTTGAGCTAGTTGAGCAATGTTCAAGCTTCGAGGAAATGAACTCGAGAGAGCGCTATTGGATAAAGTCATTTAATACTATGTCGCCATCTGGATACAATCTGACAGACGGTGGAGACGCTGGCGTATTCGTTGAATCGACAAGGATGAAGATGTCTCAAAGACTGAAAGGGTTGCCCATGTCTGAAAAAAACAAAGAGGGACTGAGGAACGCATGGTCAAACCCTGAGGTTCGTGCTAGTCGAATTGAAAAAATAAAAGAAGCAATGGCAAGGCCGGAGGTAAGAGAGGCTACTGGTGCAAGGCAGCGAGGAGTTAAAAAAACGCCGGAGCACGTCGCGTCTCTTAGAAAGGCAAGGGCTAGGAAGGTAACCTGCGTAGACACAGGTGAGCAGTTTGAAGCAATAGCAGACGCTGTACAGTGGGTTAGGTCGCAAGGCAAATACCCGAAAGCTAACCATTCAAAAATAATCCGGGCAACAAAAAGAGAAGATTACACAGCATACGGATACAGGTGGAAGCTGTCATGTTGAGCGCTGATGATATTGCAGAATGCAGGTCTGACCTTTTGGCATACACTAAGGTTATGTTTAAAGCCAGGAAGGGGGCAAATTTAAAGCATAATTGGCACCAAGATGCTATATGCTCAGCATTGGAGAAGGTTGTTATTGGAAAGACCAAGCGGTTAATAATCAATATACCGCCAAGGTCTGGAAAGACAGAGTTAGCCGTCATTAATTTTATAGCTTGGTGTATGGGGAATTTTCCTGATAGCGAATTTATTCATGCTAGCTATTCAAAAAGGCTGGCAACAAATAACACCTATAATGTTCGTTCAATCATGCAGCACGAAATGCATGCCAATATATTTGGCAGGCCTGCATTTCAAAACGACTCTAATGCGAAAGACGAATTTAGAACTATGGAGGGCGGGGTTGTTTACGCCACTGGTGCGGAAGGGAGCATAACTGGCTTTGGAGCGGGTAAAATGCGCGACCACTTTGGCGGGGCAATCATAATTGACGATCCGCACAAAGCCGGGGAAGGCAATAGTGACACGATGCGCCAAAACGTGCTGGACTGGTTTAGCACAACAATGGAAAGCCGGAAAAACAGCCCGGACACACCTATCATCGTTATCATGCAGCGGCTGCATGAAGAGGATTTATCCGGGTACTTGCTTAACGGCGGTAATGGCGAGCATTGGGAGCACTTGAACATTCCCGCTATCAATGATGCGGATACGTCATTCTGGCCTGAGCAGTTCCCGTTAGAGGACTTGCGCCGCATGGAAAGCTCAGACGCCTATCGCTTCGCAGGGCAATATATGCAGCGCCCGGCACCGATTGGCGGCGGCATATTCAAAGATGCTTGGTGGCAGTATTATCAACGCCTACCGCAAATGGAGTGGCGCGGCATATACGCAGACACGGCTCAAAAGACAAAAGAGCATAACGACTACAGCGTTTTTCAGTGCTGGGGTAAGTCAAAATCCGGCCAAGCGTATCTAATTGATATGATCCGAGGCAAATGGGAAGCCCCTGAGCTGTTAACGCATGCCCGTGCATTCTGGAATAAGCACAATGCAGTTCGTGATGCTGGCTTTTTACGGTCAATGAAGGTTGAGGACAAGGTTTCAGGCACCGGGCTAATACAAACGCTAAAACGCGAAGGCGTGCCAGTGGTGGATATACAGCGAGACCGCGACAAAATTACCAGGGCGATGGATGCGGCCCCGTTGGTGCAGTCCGGAAATGTGTACTTGCCGCAAGATGCCCCGTGGCTGTCTGAGCTTTTGGCAGAAACCAGCTCCTTCCCCAATGCCAAGCACGATGACACGGTTGACCCAATGATGGATGCGCTGTCAGATATGTTAGGCGGCAACGTGAGCGGCCCTGCTGTATTGCTCAAGAAACGTCGTTAGGTAAAACCTATCACCACCACGCCACACCATTAGAAATTACAATTAGCCACCCTGCCATCGGTGGTTTATTGTTTGGGGTGTCAGTAAACAACAGGAGCAAACAACCATGACAAACCTAATCACACGCACCAACGGCGACCCGTTCGCCACCGAAGGCAACGCCAAGTGCGCACGCACGTGGAAGGGGCTGACGCATACGCACGAGGTTATTCAGCATGGCGGCGGGTGGGTGCTGCGTGAGAAGCAGAGTGGTGCGGAGCAGGATGGCTCGGCGGTAACATTACAGCCAGGCGATTACATCGCTACCGAAGGGCTTAGCGAAGATGACTATCACGCCGTGGCAGAAGCGTTTATGGCGGCGGGGGCGGGGAAGGGGGAGTATCCGTCGGATGGACAGTTTTATCCTTATTTTGGATGGCGCGAGAAAATCGATAATCTGTACCATGGATATAACGGTTCAGGATGGGGAGAGCGCCAACTCACCCTATCCCAAATCCTGAGCGCGACGAATGCGGTTGGTGATGAGCCGCAGATGACTAGCAAACAATGGGTGCCGGAGGTGGGGGATCGTGAGGAAGTCGCAGAGGAAGGATATTTGCCAATTCCAAGCCCCAAACAGTGCGCCGAAGATTTGCGCGATGATGGTTTTCACCCGCAAGCGACTTGCGTAGAGCGCATGATGGAAGCTTTGGAATGGATAGCACGCAATGCCTGTCAGTCATCGCGCCTTGAATGTCAGAAGCGCGCTTCTGCTGCATTAGCCACCGAAGAAGACCGCGCGGTTGAGGAGATGGTTAGCCATGTGCAGGCGTCTGATAATTTCCATAGCTTTTCCAAGCGACTGTACCAGCAGGGCTACCGAAAACAACCACAGCCAGTAGACGACATGGA